GTAGTTGTTGTTGTTGAGTTAGGTAGTTTTGACCTACACACTCGTGAGTATGTTACTCCGTCAACTCAGGCGGAGTGGGTCTATCTCATAGAGGATTTAGCAGGGCTGCTGCTCACGCTCCTCACCCTAAATAGGGCACGTGGATTGCTGTGGCTCACAGACTCCTTTCGGACAGTGAGCAACAACAAAGGGCTTATTCATGAGAGAATATTAAGCCCTGCATTGAGAATGCTCAAACAAGAAAAATTGAGAGAAGGTCAGCATCACAGAAGCTAGACGATCCAGTTTGATAGTTAATAAAATTAACACACTCCTGGAAGGTCATGCCACCGTATGTTGTGTTGGCCTTCAAACAAGCTTCCTTTACTCGCTTTGTGAAGTAGTCGAAATATTTCGCTCCATGCAAACTAGCCTCAAAGGCTGCCATTCGCGTGGTTTGAGATACCGCTTCATCATCCGTAATGGTATCATGCATCCACATGATCATATCTTGGATGGTTTCGCGTGAGAGAGGTGCAAGCCACTCTCCTCCGACCTTCCTAAACTCTCGTTTAAGAAATGTCACATCGTGCAAGCAACGATACCGGGGTGGATTTCCGGATTTGGTCTAATCTGTATATACATGTCCTGTTTTCTTCATGAGGGCTGTTATGGTGTGTTGGTTGAACCAATCGATAACGCTAGGTGCGATAGCTACGACTGAATCATCTCCATAATAGATTCCCTTAATGTACTTGGTGAAGTCGGCTAGAGAAACAATAAAATTGTTCTCCTGCTTGGCCAGCAAGTACACATATCTGAAGATAAACATGTTGTACATACAGTTGATCAGGGTCGTCAACGGGTTTCCTGAGGGCTGAGAATGGTTAAGTTGAACCAAGTGCCCACGTAGGATCCACGTTGAATTGAAGAGGTATTCGCCAAGAACCCGGCGAATAAGGGCATTCTCTTCCCCATCATTATACCATCCGGAGATGACATCAATGATGCGAAAGAGAATCTGGGAGTTCAAAGATCCGTCGAAGTTGGAAAAGTCACCAGCAATGATGTGCTGAGACTTGCTCGTCAGATGTCTTTGAATGTTTGCCCAATCTTGAGAGTAGACGTTTGTTCCTAAGGCAATCTCGTTGTGGATTCGGTTGTCCATAACATGATTCATGAAGCCTAAGAAATATTGTCTAATAGCAAGAGTGAGTCCCAGGTTAGAGGCTGCAAAAACGCGTGTTTTGCAGTCTATAACTTTTTGGAGGGGGCGACGTTCGTCCTTAAGAGAAGCAGTAAATGCTCCATCTAAAGGCCTAATAATTCCCTCCTTGGCACTAGAGATGATTCTACCTACGTGGTCCAGAACTTCTGGGTCGTCTAGGATGAAATCTTCTCCAGTACCAAGCCATTTGGTTTTGCCAGGTTTGGCGCCTTTCGTCAATACATATGGATAGCCTGCAGAAGTGTGGCGATTGACGGCGTTGATGTATCGGAATTCTTCAATTCCAGTGATACTTTCTG